TATATATTTTTAAGATCACCTATGTATGCAACCTTTGTATTAAACTCTCTTGTCGCTGTAATTCCTCGCATTGGAGTGTTAGAGCTTTGCGGGGATATTTTGTAGTCGTGTACAAGCTCTCGCCCAGCCTTTCTTCGCATACCAAACTCAGTATACTGAACACCGTTTACAGTTTCCCAAAATGGAATCTGTCTATCAAATCGTTCTGGGTATACGCCAGTCTTTAGAAGATCAGAAGCATCTATCTTAAAACCACCGCCTTTATCAGTTTCAAATGGCATTGACTAATCCTATGCTGTGCGTTTCCAGATATAAGTAGTTATGTATGGTTGCAAGTTGTTGTGGGGAGTGGACGCAACATGACTATCTTGATACAACGGAGCTGTCTGAGTTGATGTGGAGTCGTCTTTGCCAATAGTTTTATTTGCATATAGAGCCGACTCACCTTCACCATCAATCCACCTCAAGTTTATTGTGTGATCGCCTAACCCTGTTGGGAATGTATCAGCAGGAACATTTGGGTAGGACGTGTCGTTTCTTAATGATAGAATAGGATAATAGACATCATTACTTGTTGCAGAAAAAGTACCTGTAGCATGAATGTGCTGCATTTCCTCTTTCGTCAATGTGTGACTAGACTCACCACCCAAATTTCCACCAGTTGAGCTAAAATCAGTATTAATAGCTAAAGAGGTTGCACTAATATTAGTAAAAGTCTCATCACCTCCAACAAGCTCGAAACTAAATGATGTCGGGCTATTAACGTACTTAACAAAATGCACCCCATTAGGGTTAGTGATACCAGTTACGTTTTGTATAGTCACTCTGCTATTGACAAGTAAATTATGAGGCTCGTTTGTTGTAATTGTAGCAATATCGCTACTTATCCCACCACCATCTATTGTTGCGGATGGGGAAACACCCACCAAGACACGACCTTGAGCATAAGCTTCCCAAGTGCCAAACGTAATCCCGCTAAAGAAGTAATCAGCATCGCCTGGGTTTGCAGAGTTAGTAGTTGTTAATAGCCCGCCTACTGGATATAAACCTCCAAGCATAGCCTCAAACAATTTATTTTGAGACGAGAATGGAGAAGGAAGATTTAAAACTAACCAATAATTATTTAACGAGCTATATACAAACTCGTAATAACCGCCAGCAACAAGATCGCCAATAGCTAAGTCTGTGTTATCACTTTTCTTTATTGGTACATTGCTAGTATTATTTACATTAAGTGTTGGGGTTGCGCTTGTTGTTGTGGTTGCAATTTGAATTAAAACTCTAACACCGTCAACTAAAACAAATGTAGGAACATTAGAAAAGTTAGCGACTACTGAATCCGTTCCAGTAGCGACTACTTTATCTGTATTTGCGCGTAATAATCGGTTAATTTCATCGGCAGCAAATCCAAAGTTATTTCTAACGCTAGAAGTAGTAGCCGTACCTGCTGTTGGATTAGTTCTTACTATTTGTGAAGTCATTAGACTAACGGGCCTCCATAGGCTTGAATGCTGTCATCTTTAATTCGTGATCTGCCAACACCTTGCTTGGCTCGTCTTGCTTGTACATTTGCTACGCCTTCATCAACCATACCCTTAAAGTATGCTACTCGGCCATCATCTTTAAGATAGACGTAAGCTTCGTGTAATGCTGCGTTTAAATAAATATCTTGTAGTAACACAGGGCCATTTGCACCGTTGTTTAGGTCTCGGTCTGCGCTGTAAAGGATTCTGTACTTCTCTGTGTTGCCTGCTGATGGAGTTGGCGCTAAATAGATCTTATCGCCAGAGATGGCGTAACGAGTTACTGAACCGTTAGACGCTTCATAGCCTAGAAGCTCCTGTATGGACACAGGCTCAATGTTACGACCGTTAGCATCTGATACGCTAATAACAAACTTAGTGTCTGCTGGTAGTGGTGTAGTTTGCGCTTGAGGCACAATCTCTGCAAGAATCTCTTGCTCTACAATAGACAATCTACGGTTTATTTTTAACTGAGCTAAAGTCAGGAAGTCTGGAATCTGAGCGCTAAGGTCTGATCTGTTTAACCAGTCGGCAACTGCTGCCTGTAGATCTGCGTTTGTTGTTAAAGCCATTACAGTCTCGCTGTTGTGGTTTTCATGTATGGGTAGTGTGTTTCAATGAGCTTGAAGAAATACTTCCAATCTACGTTGTCGGCAAGAATGTCAATACCGTGCTCTTGCTTGATTCTCATTGCGTCAGTCATAGATAAATCTAAAACTTGATGGTAATTCTTTTTAGGATCGTATTTGATCCAATCGCTAGTGTTGTTTCTAGCGTTTTTGTTATCGTCAAGAAGCTTTGTAATGTCTTGAGTAAATGTCTGGTGCATTCCACCATCATTTGTAAAATGAGTGTCTTCAGTAATCCCGTTGTTAATCTCTCTTGCTGAAAATGACTTCATTATTTCTTACCCTTTTTCTTTTTGCTTTTCTTTGGTGGTCGTCCTACTTTAGTTCCGTATGTTCCTTTACCTGCTGGCATAATCTTCTCCAATAGTTAAATACAGGAAAAGGGAGCCTAAGCTCCCCCACCTTAATTACTTAAACATTAAGCAATGTTGTAGTACGCACCGTTAGCTTCTTCAGAACGACACTCTAAAGTGTAGTAACACTCTAAAAGTTTACGTTCAGCAGAAGTTGAAGTAGCAAGATCAGTGGTATGAATTTTCTTACCACCAGCAAATGCTAGACCCCAAGTGCTGTAGTCTACAGCGTACAAAGTTTTAGCAGGCATATGCTTGTTAGGAACAACAGCAACAGGGCCAAACTGAGAAACGTAAACAGCTACGCGAGAAATGATGTTGCCACCGTTGGTAGAGTTACCGTTTAAGTTGCTATCAACATTGTCAGCCATACCGCTTAACTCGTTACGCAATGAAGATACAGTACCAGCAGAAGCCATAAGCTTTAAGCTACCGAAATCGCCAGAGCTATTCCAAACACCGTCAAGTAGAGTGTCCATAGTAGGTTGGTCGATGTCTGCATCCGCAGTACCAACTACTGGAGCAGTAGTACCATCTGAAGCTGTGTTGTCAGCAGCGCCAGCTACACTATTGCCCGCTTGGTTAGATAAGATCCAAGAACCAAAAGCAGCAGAAACACCAGGATCAGTTGAAGTACCTTGACGCTGAGTAGCGCCAGGAGTTCCGCCTGTAGAAGGAGTTAAGCCATAAGCGCCTAATGTTTGTTTTTCAACATCCATTTGTAGCTCTTTACCTTTCTTCATTAACTGATAAGCCATTTCACGGCCAGGAACACCTGCACGATCCATGAATTCAGCTTTGTTAGTTACAACAACTGATTTATCAGCGATTTGAATAAAGTTCTTTTTACGAGTACGAGTTGTACCAGCTTCGGCAGGGATAGGATCGCCAGCTTCAACTACTGCGTTGGTAGAGACAGCAACAGCTAAAGTGTCAGTCAACCATTCGTGAGTATCAGCAGTTGCTTTAGTTTGCGCAATACCTGAAGTGAAAGGAGTCTGAAAAGGAGTTACGTTAAAGATTACGTTGCCTAAATCTTCACGAATGTTTTTTGCACCATCTAATACTGGTACTGATACGCTTGATGCGATAGTCATAATGTTACCTATTTATTTAAAAGAATCGAGAATTAAATCTACCGCAGAACTTTGAGAGTAAGAGCCATCGCTTTGTGTGGCATTCTTAAACTTCTTAGATTGTGCAGCAGCCTGTTTTTGTGCTCGACTCGTTGACGCGCCTTTTCTTAGAACAGTCTTAGAAGCTTTTTTCTTAGGAGCCTTTTTAGTTGCTTCTACTTGCTTCTTAGTGCTACTAGCCATAGCAGCATCGTGCAATACTTTAAGTACAATGGCATCTGTGACAGTAGACAGCATTTCTGCGCTACCACCAATGCTTTCAAAGTACTCGGTCATAACTTCTACTTTCTGTGAGGCTACTTTCGTATCACTAAAACTTGGCTCTAACTGAATTAATAACTCAGCCTGTTTAGCTGACTCAGCTTGCAAGTTTTGTAATCTTTGACCTTCATATTGCTCATTTACTTGAGCGGCTACAGCATTGATCTCTTGTTCTTTTTGTTCGTAAAGAACTCGATTTTCTAATGCCTGTTCATAAGCGTAAGGATCTGATTGTTTTAAAGCTATTAACTCTTGAGTGGTGTGAGTGGGTTTTTGCCCGTAAACCATAGCTTGTGCATACTCTAACAGCTTTGCTGTTTCTTCAAGAGATGCTCCTCGCTCTGCCTCAAAAGTGTTTCGCTCTTCAGATAACGCCTGAGTCTTGCGTGTATAATCACCTTGCATCAAAACGCCGCTCTTAATCTTCTCAATGTCGTCAAGACCATTTTCAACAAGAAATTCGCGTGCATTAACTAAATATTCGTATTCACCGTCTTCAAGCTCGATGTCACCAGAGAGTTCTTCTTCTCCGCCTTCATCACTATCTTCGGTTTCATCTTCTTCTAGCTGATCCAAGTTTTCGTCCACTTCTTCTTCAGAATATTCTTCTTCAGATTCCGCTTCAGCTACAGGTTCATTTTCAATTTCTCCTAAATCATCTTTAGGATTGATCATGCCCATTATTGCCTCTAATCCAGCATCCTGTGTAATGGGTTCGTTAATAGAGAGTTCCGAAGAATTGTTCTCATTGTCTGACATTTGTATCTCCTCAAAGGGTCGGTTTCCCGTTGTCCTCAATTGTTAAGTAATAATCTTTGGTTTTTGTTCGTCTTTCATATCCAGATACTGCTGAATAGTCGGGCAAGCCCATAACTCATCAACCTTACCCTCGACATCCTGCATAGTTAGCTTTGTAAAAGCTACACCTCGCATCCAGTTAAGTAAATCGCTAGATACGATGTAATATTCTTTATCTTGCTCGCTTGGCGAGGCTTTCTCGTTGATTTGCATACCACTCCATATTCTCTTTTAAAGCCTTAACTACTTTAACCTCTCTCCAGATATGCTCAACCTGATCAGGTCTTGACGCTCCAGAAAAAGCCTTGTACAAGTTATCCTCCATTTCTTGGAAAATAAACTGTATTGCTTCGTCTTGTATAAGCCTTGCGGAGGCATTTGCCACCCGAATTCTTACATCTAGCTCTGCCTTATCACTAGGTAAGCTAGTTACCAATCTTGACTGCTCTCTCACTGCGCGCCTCCAGGTTTATTTCAGCCACTTTAAATTCGTTATCATCTTCATGCTTTTTAACGTCAAGCATAAATTCTTGCTCTTTAAGCTCAAGTTCTGCTCTATCAAGCTCGACCTTAGCCTTCTCAATTTCAATTTGAGCCATAACAGCTTCTGTCTGGACTTGCTGTGCTTGCATAGCCGCTTGCTGCTCTGGTGACGGACCTTCTGGCTGACCAGTAAACTCTGGACCAGGATCTGTAAAGTATCGCCCGTATGCTGCCTTATCATACAGTCTTACCATATCTTCTTGCAACTGTACAATCTGATGCGGCATTACAGTCACACCTAAGCCACCAGCCTGAACCATCATTTGCTGGGCTTGCATAGTTTGTTGCATATGGAACAATTGCTCAGTTTTAGAGCCATTACCTAGACCAACTAGAACTGTAACGTCTTTTCGAGCATTCCATGTGCGAGGATCAACTTCTACAAACTTATTGTTCAATCTAAAGATAGACTTGTCATCTGCATGAGCAATCTCTAGCTCATAAACGCCCATAAAGACTTTACGCAAGAATTCACCGTACTCACGAGCAATCAAACGAATACGAGCTTGTCGCTTGGACAATACTTGGCTAACTGCACCCGCTGCTGTGTTGCCATTAAGAATGTCTGGACTGATAGAGTTATCAGTAGACCCTACATCTTTTTCCAGCATTTGATCAGCCACACCCATCATATTATATGTGTGTGCGCCAAACGAAGGCTGGTTAGGGAAGGAGATAGCATTAGGATGCTTAACTAAGTAAGGCGCTCCAGGTTTGCTGCTCATTACTGAGTCTAGGTCTACCTGACCCTCTACGACCACAGGACGACCGTTATTTAAGTTGTACTGATTGTCTAACTGGTTACGCCAAAGTGTGCTCTTGACCTTCTGGATGGGTGCTGCGGCATCCGCTGGACAAAGACCTGTAAGCTTGTGAGGCATACGGATAGGAGTCCATAACTCAAAAGGAATCTCGTCAACTTCTTCAATATCTAATACTATGTTTCCAATCTTACAAACTTTAAGTAACTCATCAAATCCGTCTTCGTTACGATCTACGCGAATGTAAATCTCATGCAAGTCGTAAGTGTTTGCAATTTGGTTTTCGTCACCATCGTAATCATCTGTATCAAAGTTACGGGCAATACGCTCAGGTGAGTCATATTCATTGTAGCCAGAAGAAGTTGACGCTTTGTCAATCTTGCTTTCATCAAAGCCCATCTCAAGCAGGTCGCTTTTAGATTTCTGACTGCGCTGACGAACAAATTTAGCTTCTTGTACTGTAGTGGCGTTACGATCAATGCCAAACTCTTCAGGTGGAACAACCTCTATACGAGTAGAGCTTTTAGTTACTGTGTGCAGCATCTTCCCAGAGTAATATACTGTCTGAGTAAGATCATCTAAGTATTCCTCGAACTCAGTGATTTCCACTTCTGGATCAGCATCAAGTAGCATGAATGATTCTTCAGATATGTCATCAAAGTTGTGACTGGTTGTAGAGTCTTCCATAGCTCGCCAGCGCTTAATAACACCTTGACGCTGTAGTAAACCATCGATAAGACTATCCATGATATTGCTGAAGCCATCGTTTTGGCGATAAAATACATAGCGAATGTAGTCAGTAGCTTGCTGTGCTGCTTCAACATCCTCTGGACCTTCTGGTTCAAATCGTACAGTCTCATCATCAGCTACAAATAACTCCGCTATATCTGCCTTAATATTCTCAACGGTCTGGTAGACCTCTCGTGTAACAATACTTGAGTAGCCATCCCTTTCGTTGCCGTAAGACTCACCAAGATAGTAATCAAGTAGATCAGCACGAGTTTGCGCTGCATCGCTATCCATGTGGTCAGAAATATTATCTTCATAAGAGGTTATAGTGCTCAGTAAGTCTTTGTTTGTGATCATTATGTGACCCAGTTGTAATTGCTTTTAGATTCCTTAGTTTCCCAAGGACGCTTTCTTTTTGATTCATCTTTACTTGGCTGTGACCATCGCTGGCTTTGAAATGCGTATCTAGTTGCTGACATTAAATCGTCTGCTTTATCAACAATCTTGCCGTTCTCGCCAAAGTGATACGAGCCATACTCTTGCTGCCAATACTGGCAACTTTGAAATACTTTAAATAACCCTTTCTCCATTGCTTGA